TCGGCGAATAACTTCACGTAAAGCACCACATCCCGCGCCGGCAGCTTCATGCCCCGGTCGCTGGTCCCATGCTGCAGCGGTCCGCTGTCTTCCAGCCGTGCCGCCTTTGGAATGCCAAATCCGTCGTGGTCGAAAAGCAGATACGGTTTCTGGTCCAGCCGCAGCGTCTGCTTATTGCGCACCCAGCAAATCATGCCCGCCCTCCCAGATAATTCAAAATCTGCAGGTGCTGGCTCAGGGTAATTGCCGGCTCCTGCTTGTACATCGCGTTGATGTGGTAGGTATTGTGCACAGAGCGGTCAGTTGTTACCGAGCTACCGCCAGAGCTGCCGCCCCCCGCGTTGGAAGTGAACATCGCGTCCCGGATTGCCTGCGCCACCTGGTGGTTGTTCATCACCCGTCCGTATTGCTCCGGGATGAATAGCTCACCCTCGCGGTTCGGCTCCTGCCACAAGTACGTGTTGTTCGGATATACCGGCCCACCGATGGCTTCCAGTCCTGCACTGCCTTTCGGAAGGTAAATCACATTCCCGTACTTTGTCGGAGGAGTCCACGCGTCAACCTCGCTTGAATCCAGTTCTGCGGCGGATATGAACGGCTTATCTGCTGGTTGCCAATCGTCATAAGAGCTGGTATCAAAGGTAGATATGGCGGCAGGCACCTCGATTGACTTAGTAAAGAAATCTGTCTTTGCCCATGTCGGGGTAACCGTCGCCTCTATCGCGCTGCTTACCACTTTTGGAATTCCGAAAATGTCACCCGCGGAAGTGGTCGGCGGAAGCAGTGCCTCGCCGGTCTTGTTCTTGTAATAAACCTCGAAAGTTATCATCCCATTGATGTATTCGAAGTCATTTACGAGTTGGTTCAGCGCGGAATAAGCCTGCGAGGCGTCAACTGTGTAATTTCCTTTTGCGTCCAAAGACGCACTGCTTACAGCGGCAACAGCATCATTGTACGCAGCAATGGCGGCTTGCGCGGCGTCGTGGCTGATTATCCCCATCTGTTCCGCCATCTTAAAATAGGCTTGCATTTCGGTTTCGGTCACCCCGCCAATCGCGATGGTAGCCTGGAACATGTCCAGCGTGACCTGATTCGCCATGTCAGACAGCTCTGCTTTCAATCCTTTGATTTTTTCCTTTGCTTCATCGCCAGCCTTGCCAACTTGTTTCCAGTACGGCATCTTCGCCAGCTCCGCCTCTGTCGCGGCAATTTCCCCCATGATGTCGTCATAGCTCTTGGCAAAGCTTATCATCCCGCTCATGTTCTTGGACAAGCTGAATATCTCCGCGAAATCGTCCTTGAATATGCCCGCTTTTTCGAGGAAGTTATCTACTGCAAAAGCGGCGGATTCAGAACTGACCGCAAAGTTTTCTACCGCTTCACCTGCTCCGTTGGCAGCGTCAGCCGTCTGGTCGAGCAGCAGCCTTTCCTTCGCGAGTTCAATTTCCAGCGCGATGGTGCTTTCAGCGGTCATGTCAACCGCGCCGCCGGCTTTTATGTAGGCCTCATTCAACATAAGTGTAGTTATTTCCAAGCCCTCCATTGTGCGGTTGATTGGTGATAACTCATATCCGACATCAACAAGAGCTTGCTTATATTGTTCTTCAGTAATTACGCCACTGGCATAAGCGGCATTAAGTTTTAGCATCGTGGCATTAAATGCCTGTGTGTTTGTAATTGAATAACCTACCGCGTCAGAAATACCAGTAAGAAATGGCAGAGCTTCATTTATCGCTGGGATAAGCGCACTTTTTATTGCAGTGGCAGTATTTTGTATTGATGCCTCAAACTGCATAAAAGAGCCGATGCTGCTATCCGTCGCGCTGCCAACCTTGCGCACCTGCTCCTCGGCCTGCTGCAGGAACGCCTCTTTGAACGCGTCATTCGCGCTCAAGCCAGCGTCTTCCAGCGCTTTCACCTTTTCTTTGAACCCGTCCACGCTCACGCCCAACTGGTCAAAGCGCATCGTGGTCTGGTTCGCCAAAGTCAGCACCAATTGGTTCATGTCCATGTTAAGCGCGCCGGCTACTGTCGTCAGCCGAATCACTTCATCGCTGGTCTTGGCCAGTCCCAAAGACATGAAGTCCCCGGCGCTTGCCATCAGCTCCATATCCGAGCGCGTGCCCTGCGTGGCCTTGCGCAGGTCATTCAGCAGAACGTCCGAAGTCGTGCCCGCAGCCAGTGACAGCCGGTCAAACTTGCCCGCCATGAATTCCAGCTGCGCGCCCTGCTTGGTAAAGTCGTAGACCGCTTTGCCAACCTGCACGACCGTCTGCAGCACGCCAATAGCCTGGTTCACGCCAGTCACCAGCGTTGCCCAGCCTGCGCTGGCTTCCGCGGTCGCCTGCTTCGTCTGCGTACCAAGCTGCTTCGTGCTCTGCACGGACTTCACCTGCGCGCCTTCCACCTGGTTCAGCGCGGCCAGCACCTTTTCAGTGCCTTCAGCTTCTATCGCGACTACGATTTCACTTATGCGTGCCATGTTTCCTCATCGCTTCGGAGTTCAGCCTGTTCTCAATCCACAGCGCGGCTCTGTACCCGTCATAATACGCCGCCTGCCTCTCCGCCAATTCCCACGCCGGCACTCCTGCCCACTTTGCCACGAAGAACAGCTCATAAGCATCCAGTTCGTCTTGCGGCGGCATCTCATAAACGTTCGGCGCGGACAGGTACGCCGCTATGCGTTTTTTGCTTCAGCCCCAAGCAACCGGTCTTCCGCAATCGCGCCTAAAATAGAGTTCAGCAGGTATACAGGCACTCCGGCCGCTTCAATCCCTTCCGCTGTGATCGGAATAACCTGGTCGCTATCATCCTGCAAATCCCAGCGTGTCACTACCTGCGTAACCTGGTACACAATCCGGTCCGCGCCCTGCGCCTGCTCCAGCTCTTTCAAAAAGCCCAGCGTGATTGCCTGCGTGCGGTATTCCAAATTAACTGGGAATTCGCCGGAGGCAGTCCTGTAAACCACCTCCAGCTTCTTGGTCTCTTTTGTAAGGTCGCTAATTCGCATTATTGCTCCTACAAAGCGCTCAGGTTGGTAATGACCTCGATACTCACGCTCTTGCCCCAGGTCGCGTCGTGGATCGGCTTCAGCCCGAATTCCATCGTGTACACGTTGTCCGTGTCCGAAGGGTCGCCCACCGCTTCAATCTGCGCCGGGAAGTCGATCGTAAGTTTATGGTAGTAAGGGGTCGCGATCAGTCCGCCTGTGGCTTCAATTCTGAACCACTTGGTGGAAGCAGCCCGCAGCGTGGCGATCAGTCCCAGCCCGGCGGTATCGGTTGCCAGCACGATTTTTCCACTCGCGTTCGGTTCGCCTTCCACGGCCACAGCGTCCTGCCCAACAGGCCAGGCCAGCCCAAATTTATCGGTCAGGCTCCACTGCATCGAGAACGAGTTGGTCAAAGCGGTCGCGCCAGCCAAAGCCGCCTGCGTGTCTGCCATGTAGAATTTCAGCATGGTCGGCAAGATTGGGACCGGCGAAAGCGCGGTTGGCGTGCTGGTCAGGGTGATGCCCGTTTCCAGCTGTTCACCCACGCCGTTGCCGCTCACCCGGATTTCATTCCGCCCAAAGTCAAAGGTCAGCCCGCTCACTCTTGCCCCGGCCACGCGCCAGGCTCTGTCCGCGTCGCCCTGCTCAATGGTGAAGGTCTTGCCAACATCTGCGGCGCTCGTGTTGGAAACGAACGTCCACTTGTAAGCAGTGGTCGCCCCTTGCTGAGCCGGCGCTGCGTAGTGCATCAGGCCTGAAAGCAGGTACACGATTTCGTTGAAGGTTGGCTGCCCTTCGATGTTGATGCTCGTCCATTCTTTGTTCAGCGAAACAAAGCTGGCGTATTTGTTGCCCATTGCCCGGAATGGGCTCGTTTCCGTTTGTGGGCTTGGCTTCATCGTGACGGAAAGCAGCTTCTTGTTGGCCGCCACTGGCGTGCCAGCTGTGCTCTCCACACCCACTTGAATGCCTTGATAAACTGTTGCTGGTAAGGTCATAGTCACTCCTACTGTGTATGGACCCGAAAGTCCAAAATAACCGACTTGTACATGTTCCCCGCGTCGTCTGTTTCCGAACGCGTGAACTCCGCTTCCAGCACGCTGCTCACCACGTTACTGCCGCGCGTCTTATGCAGCAGCGTTCGCAGTCTTGCCGCGATGCTGTTTACTGTCGTATACGTTTTTCCATCATCGTACGCGCTGATTTGCCAGCGCTCACCGTCCATCAGAATATCCGCGAACGCGTTCTTCACTGGCACCGCGTCGATCTGCGTGAACGTGACGAACGGGAAGGTCGCCGCTTCCGGCGCCTGGTCCCGATACACCCGCGTGCTAATCAGCGCGCTCAGCGTTGCGTCCGTCGTCAATGTCGAGTAGATCCAGCTCGCCGCGTTGCTCATAAGCGCGCCGCCAGTGCTTCCATTGCCGCGATGAACTTCGGCTCGTTGAT